TAATCATCTCCTTGCATTTCTATCATTTGTTCATTAGCCATCTCTGATGGTCTCATAACTTGTTTAAATGTTGGCTCTTTTTCAGCTAACCATTCACCACTATGAGTTCTTTTAACACTGAATCCCATTTGTTGTAATTGTGCATGGTTTTGAATCTTCTGTGCTTCAATTTCCAAGTTTCTAAGTTCATCTGCTTCTTCACCTGGTTTAAGTCTTAATACCCAATCATCTATGTTAAGTTCTAATGCTAGTCTATCAAATATATGTGATTTTAAGAAATCCTGTGACCATTTAACTGCTCTGTTTGTAATTGTAACTTGCATACCTTCTTGTGACCATCCTCCTACCATTTCACCAAAGTACAATGGTAATACACCGTAGGCTGCACCTATAATCTGTCTTAGTTCTTGTCTAATATTGATAAATTCTAATTCTTTAAGTGATCCGGTGAAATCAATCCACTGTGCCATGTTTCTACCTCCTTTTTCACTCTCTACAAGTAATGGATGAATCATATATGGATCTTCAATAGCTCTTTGCTCTAATGAGCTCCATGCTTTTCTAAAAGTCTCATAATTTCTTGATTGAATTACCAATAATCCTCTTGGAGGTCTCATTTTATCGAAATATTTTCTAATATACTCATCCATATGTGATAATGACATAATTTTAGACCATAATGCGTAAATTGGGCTAAATCCATAGATCAATCCTGGTTTATATTTACCAGCTACCCAAATAACTTCACCTTGACCATAAATTACTCTTTTTGGTTGTGGAATACCTACTGAATATACTGAAGAAACCTCTAATAATGCTTTTAGAGCTTTTGCTCCACATTTATCACATACTGGCTTTGATAATCTTTTATCTCTATGTTCAAATCTAGGACAAACATATACTGCGTTTCTTTTATCATCAAATCCTATTCTACCATCACTATCTGCAATCATAGCTACCTGTGGGGGATCTATTCTAAGTAACTCTTTAATCTGACTCTTCTCATGATCAATCTCACCTGTAGCATCATTAATGTAATAATTCTTTAGTAATAATAAGTAAGCATTATCAGCAACTTCCAAATCTCTCTCTAACTGTCTACCTACATCCTCTATTGTTTGGTCGTTATTGTTAACATAATGTGTATATAATTTTTGTAAAGTCTTACGATTTTGTGGTTTTGGTCTTCGTAATTTAAGAGATCCACATTCATCACATTCTGGTGGTTGTTCTTCTGCGTCTATCTTATCATCTGCATCAAATTTAACGTTAAAGTTATCGCCTAATGATGGTTTACCGTCAAACTCTTTACCACAATCCTCACATTTATACTTCCATTTCTCTACAACTTCAAAGCCATTTTTAAATGATTCTCTGTTGATTGTTTCTACTGCTATTCTTAATGCATCTACGTTATCTGCTAACTCATAGATCATAATCAATGGGAATGGAAATATAGGTAATTTAGCTCCCGTGTCAGTAGCCATGTATGGCTGCATAATTGCAGGTCTAGATGTCGTCTCTGTAAAGTTCTTATTAGTGAATCTTAGATTAGCGAATGATTTACCAATCTCCTTAAAGCCTTCTCTAAAACCCATACACTATTCATGTTATCTATGTATATAAAATTTTCCTACAAGTGTGAAAATTTTCCTCATAAAACAAAAATTTTCTTCGCTGTTTTGTAGGTAGATGACGTCTCTACGCACTTTCTACCTAGCGAAAGTGGTCGTGATCTAAGAGGTACTCCGTCGACTCCATACCCAAGATGTATGGTGGATGTACCTGACGACCACAAGTATTATATAGTATAAGCATTATATATATGTTTTCAACAGTTACAGTCGTCGCATTCACAATCGTCGCAATCGCATACTTTATGACTTTCACAATCACAATTAGTGCAATCACATGATTCTTCTTTATTCATTATCGTCACCACTAAGTGCAAATTCTGGGTGTTTGTCAGTATCTACGTCATACTCTGGAACACGTTTCTTTTTAGATTCGAATTTCTTCTTCTCTTCCTGGTATTTCTCTGGTTCTGCTGACTTTCTAAAGAAATGAATACCACAAAACTTACCTTCGTTGCATCTACATTGTCCCATAAGACAATAAACACATAATAGTTATATAAATATTACCTATAATGAAAAAAATGTCTTGTTCCGGAGTTTTTTTTGTTATTTAATAAATAATTTATTGATATAAAAATTATTAAATAAATAATGATTAATTATTAGTGACTAGTGGTGTGAGCTTGCATATCTCATGATGCTTTACGCTGAGAGAAGGACCGAAGTAGCTAATCGGCTAGTCAAATCCACTAATTGTTGGATTGTTTTCAACGGTAATTTGGTTGTTTGTGAACTCCCAAATCTCACCATTGTCTAAAATACATGTAAAAAGTTTCTGAGTTTCCATTCCATACTCAGTTACAAGCCAAATTCTACCTTTTCCTTTAGGTGTATTGACTTTAATACTGTTATTTGGTTCGTAAATTATCATTTTTCTTCTTTTTTACCACTCTAAAAACACCATCTATACCTAATTCGCATTGATCTCCAACGCAACCACAGTTATCAGTCATCACTTTTAGTAGGCTTTTCTTCTATTTTAGCTTTTTCGTCTACTTCTGCTTTTAATTTGGCATATTCTTCGTTTAATTTGTTATTTTTCATGTTTAGTTCATATGATTCTTTCATAACCTTCATTAATTTCTTCTTATTCTTTTGAATATGTCTAACCATGAATGGTTGTTTTTCTTCTAATCTGTCTATTTCGTCTTTAAGACCTTCTATTTCAAAATTCATCTTATTGACTTTCTGATTAGTTGTTTCTAATTCTTCGATTACTTGATCTAATCTTGATTCCATCTATCTTCAAGATCTTTTACGCTAATGGGGTATTTAATTCTTTTCTTTTCTAATATATTATTTAATAAACAGTCCTTGCAATAACCACTACCAACACTCATGCTTTCATGTCTACATAATGTACATGGGTCCATAAGTTTATATTCAGTATCGAGTATATATTGTATCATGTGGGAAGATAAAGATACAGCCGAGGCACACTATCAAGATCTATTACGCATTAAAGCAAGATTAGAAAAAGAAAGTGATGTTAACGAATATAGAATGAAGACTATCAACGATATGATAAACATAGCTGATAGCGAACGTAACTCCGAGAAAAGAGAGAAAGTGGAGTTTTACAGATAGGTATATATTACCTGGAGACGTAATATAAGTATGAAAGTAGATGTGTCAGATAACAAAGTTCTGCGGATACCAAAAGAAGAACTAGTTGGTGCGGTAGCACCCGTCTACATTATTGGACTTCCAGACGACGTAATGAAGTTAAAATCCATATTGGAGGAATTAAAATGATTGTAGAACAAACAGACGATGCAAAATATGCTAACTGCACAAAGTGCGGTGATCGCATAATAAAGACAAAATCTAATATATGTCTAATGTGTTATACTAAGTAATGACGCATTTAGCCGTATGTCCGAAATGTGGCACTGCCACACACCGTACTTTTCTAGCTGATACTAAAGCAATTTGTATCAACAAAGATTGCGATATAGATGAATTTGAAACAGGTCATGAAGTGGAGCCAAACGATAATGGTAAAATCAACAAATCATATAACAACACATTCAGGTAAAATTAAAGCGTTCTCATGTGGTGTATCGCTTTATCTAAGTTTACCTATAAATCAAACCATAGAAGATTTTAAGCTTTTTAACAAATGTGAAAGGTGTGATACCAGGACAATGAATACAATACTTTGTAGTTGTTGTCAGGATCTAAAAGATCATAATATTATAAGACGGGATATTGATGAAAACGGTAAACCCGTATTCAAGGCAAATCCATATCAACAAAGAAAATATTAGGGTTATGTTAGCTCGTTAGAGCATTTTTCGCATATATTAGTTCCGATAGGAACCTCATTTTTCATCTCACTTCCACAGTAACCACACATGCGTTTACCCATTGTCATGGGGTCAATAGTACCATTCTTTAAACCTTCAATAAGCATGTAAACCTCTTTACGTTGGCTTTCACTCATATCTTTCAGTTCTTCCAAAAACTCGGGTTCTAACTTAACATCCCATCCTTGGCTTGTTTTGGTGGCGGTGGCACGACCTTTTATAGGTCCGCCAGGACCTTCGGTTTTCATAAGGCAGTATCGTATTTATGGCATCCCATAAACACGCCATCTCTAACAAAGCATTGACCTTTGTGTATTGTAGCACATACTTCGCATGTCATAAACACCTCAAAATCTACCTTTGTAACGGGCTGATCTTGTATTAGTACCATATTCATAGCACCTACAGTATCTCTACCTATTTTCATTCTGGCTTTACAATTCTTACATTCTAAACCAGGTTCTAGTTTAATTAACGTCATTATATATTATGGGGAGGGAGCACTATATAAATCTATTTAGTATCAAAGTATTCACTATCCTCATCAATAAGTCTAGATACTATATGCTTACCAAACAATACACCTCTCCAAAAGCCATGTTTGTGTACGGCTTTGAGCAAAGTGACTATAGTTGGAATTTCTTCCATTAACTCCTGGGCTTCACTATCATCATCCTCTATAGCCTTAATAACAGACTCAAAACTAACAGCTTCTATATTGTCACCTTCTCCTTCAATCATCTCGGATATTTCGTCGGGGGAGCGCATGATATTTGTGTGTGATGATGTCTTATATATATTGAGATAAGACTTTAATATGGGTTACGATATACGAATTTATGGATAAAGTTCATGTAATGCTTTATGGTAGTATTGCTGCTATTGTTGCTGCATATGTTGCAATAGGATTTACGTTATAGTCCCGGATTTATAAATGATTTGCGTCTTGCTCCGCAAGCGTCGCATTTTATGAGATTGGATAAATACAAAGTTTTAAATTTTTTTTCTTCCTCTTCTGTTTCTACTAGTGGAAATGGAATAGGATCGTTAATTTCTCCGCATTCAAAGCATAGCCACATGTTTGTTCTACGGCTTGTAGATATATAAATGTTATTTAATTTTTTTCCCGATTTCAATTTTTTCCCGTGTAAGATTTATAAATGTCTTCTTTTTTAAAAATAAAGTTTTCTCTCGATCGACCTGCACAATCCTAGCCATATAAGTGTATACTGTGAGAATGTTCATAGTATGATATATATGGGGCAAAATTCGCCCTATACACTAAATATGTGAAAGGTATATATAAGGCGTAGGTCGC